AGCTTGTCAACAAGTAGCTCATTGGCTACTTTCAAACTATTAGACTGATAGTTTAATTGGTTCTGGATATTTGAGTTATACGTAATCTCATTTACCCAGATGTTTTGTTCTTCAGTAAAGTCATCTGTTTCATGCTCTACTTCGTCTAGTGTTATTTTTACCATAATGTTTCTCCTTATGTAGATGTTGGTAACTGTATGCAGTACGTTACTGCCGTTGCTTCTGGTGTAGGTTTAGTGCTCACTAATCTTTCTTCCAATGGCGCTGCTACTTTCCTACAACTAGCATAGTCTGTAAACAAGTTGTGATACGCTTGTATCTTCATATTGCTTTGAAATGTCATAATGAGCACTAAAACATACATTAGAACAGACCAGAGACTGTATCCATTGCCAATGGAATAACAAAGTCTGCTACTACTACTGCACCTGCTATAAACGTCATTACTTCAAACATATTATATCTCCTTATGTTATGTCTACTATTTCACACACGTCACCAGAGCAAGCCATAGTTTGCATTGCTACAGTGTTATCGTCTTTCTCGTACTCAGACAGCCCAGCCCAATCAATCTTCTTAGGCATAGACTTTAGTAACACGTTGTATGCTTCTTTGTCTACTTCTTGATAGGGTGCCTGTTGATATGTATGTTCAGAGTGTGGTAAAAATGACACACCTGACATCTCGTCAAAGTATTTATACACAAATGCGCCTACTTCCATCCACTCTTCCTCACGTACAGAGATTGTTACGCTAGGTTTGTGCTCACAAAAATGTCTTTGATATTTAAGCCACATCTCTAGTTGCTCAATGGCGGTCATGTCATTACGTGTTACTGACTTTGTTGGTGACTTAACAGGAAAACTAAACACTGTAGTAGTGTCACCCTTCATAACGCATGGCTCACTAGGTATGCCCTGATCCATCATAAACTTTGTCAGCGGATCTTTATTATCACCACGGACAGTACGGATATAATGGGAACTGTGGCGAGCATGTATGCCACTGGCACTATCCACCAGTTGCGAGACTGTTCCCGATGGTTTGACGCATGTAATTGCAGCAGCAACAGGTATATTAAGACGGTCAGCCCATTCAGCATTAGTAGATACAGCGACCCCACGAAGATGTTCAAGAGTACTCTCCAATCCTTTGTTACTTAATGTCATCAAGGGGTTGTCCATTATCCCTGTGAGTGACACACCAAGCAGTCGTTCTTCTTCTGTATTGGAAGACCACACCTTTCGCAAGTATGGGAACTTGGTGTACGTTGACTGGATAGTTCCCAGAATTGTTGCCAAACGGATCTTTCGTTCAAGGTCTTCCAAAGTATCTGTAGCACGTACAACAACTTCCGTAAGATTACAGAACTGATATGGACGAAGGATGATCTCGCTGCATGGGTTAGTTCCAAACTCGTGATCTGGATCTCTACGCCCAAACTTCTTAGCTTGGTTCTTAGCTGCTTGACGATTGTATACACCACGTTCTCCTGATTTACTTTCAACTAATGCTTGCCACTCACGCATGTATGTTTCCATGTCGGGCTTCTCTGTATAACTAACACTGTTGTTGGCTAATGCACGATGTGCTGCAGTCTCCCACCATTGACCAGACTTAGCGTGACGCATACGATCATCAGATAAGTTAGACAAACTAATCATGGCTGACCTACGTACACCACCTACAACTACGATTTGTCCAATGAAACACATAAGATCGTGACATTCAATGCTTGACAGCTTACGTCCTTGTGCGCCCTTGAATGTAGTGACAGCAAAGTTAAACAAATCAACTAATGGTGCAGGGCCACTGGCTCTACCACCAAAGATCTTTAGTCTTGCACCAGCAGGACGTACCTTAGATACATCCCACTTAGGGATCTCACCAGCCCATAGGAGAGCAAGAACTTGACGGAACGCTTTAGCCCAACCTTCCTTACTGTCTTTGACAACGACTGTGGTATCACTGTCGAACAACTCAGGAACTTCAGGGAGCTTAGATATAAACTGCCGCTCGACACTGAAGCCGACACCAGTACCACACAAGAGGATGAACATAGCCTCGTCGAAGGACTTAGGGTCATCTACGGGTAGGTAACTGCAGTTATACCCTGCGGTGTTGTCACGCTCTAATGCCTTACCAGCAGTCATCATAGCTCTCATAGAGGGCATAACCTCTAAGCTAAGAATAGCTTGTTCAATATCGTGAGCAACATTAAAGTTATCCTCACTAGTACCACTGTTAACTACAGGTTCAACTACGTTATTCATATAACGATCTACTGTTTCATCCCACGCTTCTCGTCTACCCTCTGTGTCAAGCCATCGTGCATATCGTGACTTGTGAATGAAGGATTGATAGTCTGTCGGTAAATAATTATCCATATACATCACTCCGTTATTAGTTTAATTGATTTTATTGTCATACCATCTACATCGTAGATAAATTCCTGTAGTGCATCCTTTACTTCTTCTTCGACAAAGCCATCCACAGGAATAGGATATTCGTCTTCGTCTAGTTTCAACGTAAGAAAGACTTTAACTATCACCGTTCTCTTCCTCAATTAATTGGTTCAGATACCACTGTGCTTTCTGTAAGTCTTCAATGCCATTCTTGTATCTGTAACGCCAAAGGTATTTCATAATGTTACCCTGCAGGTAGTACTGAAAACCTTCCTCACCAGTTGCTGCACGAATAGCGTCAATACATTCTACTCCTGCAAAGTTGTAGTGCTCTGGTGAGTTTACCATATCTTTATCTGACATACATATCTCCTCTAATTAAACTTTACTTTAACTACGTTATCTTCAACACTCTCCACTGTAGCCTTTGGTGTGTTGTCTTCCTCATCTTCTAACACATCATTGGCATACTTGGCAAGGGTATCTCGTATGTCAGTATCTTCTTCCATAGCTGGGATGGATGCACAAACCATATGACATAGACGCATCAGGTTTACGTAGTCATCATCTGTAGTTGTGTTCTCTCCTGTAGTCACAGTACCTACCATCAACTCTCCTGTCCAGTTACCCTTCTGGTCTAGGAAGGGTGTGATACGTACAATGAAATCATTTGGATCAAAGTCCATGAATACTTTTTCTTCTGCCATATTATTTCCTCTTCACTTTCTTGAGTGGGAAATGTATTAGATCAGGATGCATGTCCTTACCCTTTTCATTTAACCAATCTTCTGGGATGATCCTATCATAAAATAAAATCTTATTTCTTTCACACCACTGACCGTAGGTTGTCTTTGCACCCTTACTCAGCTTACGTCTACTACTTTCAAACACAAACCTAATGTCTAGCTTTGGATGCTGTTTCTTAATAGCGGCATGTTTACGTCTATCATCTGATGTAAACCTACCTTTAGTTTCTATTATGATACCATTAGGTAATACAAAGTCTGGGGTATAGGTGCGGTACATGAGATCTTCCCATTCAATCTTGATGGCTTCGTACTTGACACGAACATTACGCTCTACCAAGTAGTCCTTTACTTTGATCTCTAGTCCACTCCTATACCCATGCTTCAAGGCAGCGGCAAATTGCCTACCATTCATCAGATGCGCCACAGCCCATTCCAAGGACTAGGCAAACTACTTACAGTAGCTACACCTAGTGTGCGTAGTTCTTCTCGCACCGCTGCTTCTGCTGCCTTACGTGCTTCCATAGCGGAACGTAAGGCGGCGGGCCAATTCCAAGGACTAGGCAAACTACTTACAGTAGCTACACCTAGTGTGCGTAGTTCTTCTCGCACCGCTGCTTCTGCTGCCTTACGTGCTTCTATAGCGGAACGTAACCCTGCATACTTAGCCTCATGCAAGGCTTTCTTACGCTCAAGAAGATCTTGTTCCATAGCATTGATCTGCTCTTGCATTTCCTTTATTTCATCATCACCTAACATTTAATACTCCTTTACTTCTATGTATGGTACAATGGGTTTTACCTTAGCCTGAGATACCTTAGACGGTAACTCTTGTAGCGTAGGGTAACACTCAAACCTGTAGTCACAGAACTTACAGTTACTGTTCAATATTTTATTGCCTGATGCCTTGCCCCTGAATGTCTCAGGCACAGGATCAAAGCAACGCTTAAACTCATTAGCGTTTACTGTGTCAACAGTATCTTCTAATGTAGTAATCTCTGCGTCAATGTCAAGACCCTCTGCTGGAACGTATTTAATTCCACCGTTGGCTTTGTTTACTACCCACCAGCCACCTGCTTTCTTACCTGCAGCTTTAGCGTAGCCAGCCAGTTGCCCTACGTAACCAAATGGATCACTATCCTTTAGTGTTTGGAACGATTCAAACTTGTTTCTGTATGACCAGTCCGATGCAGACTTAACGTCATCGACTGCCCCATCCATCACAAGATCGTATGATCCCTTTACGGTAGTCTCTCCTAACTGTAACTCAACAAAGTTGTCATCGTCTTCGTACTTAACTCCTGCTTCTGTTATGATACCCTTGAACGCTGCCTCTACTATGTCACCTAGAAGCATGTTCATCACGAATGTTGTCGGTTTAGGCAATGCCTTCTCTGGTTTATTCTTTTCAAACCAAAGCTGACAAGTCGGTCTACCTACGTTAGACATACGTAGCCGAAACTTGTCACGCTTATTGCCCCCACCGAACTGGCGCTTTACAGCATCCATTACATCTGCACCAATCTGTTTGATTGTTTCTTCCGACATTGTTGATTTACCAGATGTAGCATCTTCAAGATACTGATTGATTGCCAGTTCAGCAGGATGGTTCATTAGACAAAGTCCTCTGCGTCAATGTCTACGAACTCTTCCACAGTATCTGTGTCAACCTCTTCATTCTTGTGCATGTTCTCATTCCATGAGTTGAGGATGTACGTATTGTAATTCTCAATCCATGCAACAAAGTTAGCAAAGTTCTCCTGTGCTTCATTGTCCATGTCCAACGTATTGTTCAAGTCCAGTGAAGTGTTAGGCACATAGAAGCTGCTACCATTTGGTAACGGTACTTCTGTTGTGGTGAGTGACACATAATGCTGTGGCGGCAATCGACGCATCTTTGACAGCTTAGTGAATACTTCACCCACTGTTTTGAATGCGTCACGGTTGTCAATCTCCCAGATGAACGGGGTAGACTCCACGTCAACAGAGTTACCTTGATCGTCTGTAGGATTGACCAGTTCAACGACACCAAACAATGCACGAACACGCTTGATTGATTTGATCAAGTCTTTCATGGTGTCTGGTAGTGCAGCCCAATCTTTGATAAAGCCAGCAGGTTTACCACAGTTGAAGCCGCCATCGTTGTCTTTCATGTCATGGTTAAGATCATTACCCATAACAGTTTTGACATAGCGGTTTGGTCTTGAGTCATTACCCATGACAAACTTCTTATGCATGAAGCGTTGTAGGTAAGGACGAATGGACACACTCTCAGCGTAGTATGTAGGCCCATCAGGGATCTCTAGCTTGTAGGTGCCACCACTTACAACCTCTACGTTCTTCATCTTACCGGCAATCTCTTGCTGACCCATGATAGGTGAGTGGTGAATACGTAAACGTGCAAGTGTACTTGCTTTAGATGACTGCTGTGCAGCATCTGCTCCCATGCCCATTACTTGGGCCATTGCTGAGAAATTGTTTGTGTCGATTGTTGCTACTTGATTCATATTAAGTCTCCTTTTCATTGTGACGAATGGTGGTTATATCATATTACATCTTTTACGTCAAGCCAATTCGGACCAATCTTTGCCTCTAATAATAGAGGTACATTAAAGTCTATGTTCCACTTGCGGTTGACGATTGCGATTAGTTTATCATTAGCTGTGCTAATAACCTTTAGTACTTTGTCCTTTTCATCTGGGTGCACATCAATCACAACTGAGTCATGTACACTGTTTACTACACAACTGTGTAGCCTGTTTGCTGTTAGTAACCTATCTATGTATATCAAAGATATGGGTACAATGTCAGCGGTTGCAAACGATTGCACTGGATAATTTTTTATCTGTGTGAAAAATGTCACACCCCCAAAGCGTCTACGTACTACGTCAGGGAATGCGAACTCACG